TTGGTGGCTCAAGATCAGGAAAAACGGCACTCATTGTACGGAATATCATTGTCAGGGCTTTAAAATCTCCTGATTCACGCCATGTTATTTTTAGGTTCAGGTTTAATGCGGTGAAAGCTTCAGTTCTGCAAGATACATTCCCTAAAGTCTTAAGGCTGGCGTTTCCTGATGTTCCCTGCAACATTAACAAGAGCGATAGCATTGCCACATTTGAGAATGGATCAGCAATATATTTTGCCGGTTTAGATGATAAGGAACGCTCTGAAAAAATACTTGGGATGGAATTCACCACTATATACCTAAACGAGGCTTCACAGATACCTCAGTCAAGCCGTGATATGGTTGTAACCAGGTTAGCACAACAAGTTAATGTAAACATACCTATCAAAAAAAATGGAGTGTTTAGCCATTATGAAACCAAGTCGTTAAAGCCGCGTATTTATGTAGATTGCAACCCACCGTCTAAAAGTCACTGGACATATAAACTGTTTATCAAAAAAATAGATATAGAAACCAAACAACAGTTAAAAAATCCGGATGATTATGCATTTTACCGTATCAATCCGATTGATAATGTCCAGAATCTATCAGAGGGTTATCTTGAAACGCTCAAGGGATTAAGTGCACGGCTCAGAAAACGGTTTTTAGAAGGTGAATTTGCAGACGAGACACCTAATGCCCTATTCACGGATGAGATTATCGACACCTGGCGCGTTCTTGATGGCGATGTGCCTCAGTTAATTAGAGTGGTAGTGGCGGTCGATCCAAGCGGATCAGGCGATGTCGATAACGCGGATAATGATGCTATTGGTATTGTGGTTGCCGGGCTTGGGATTGATGGCAACTGTTACGTGTTGGAAGATTGCACGGTTAAGTGTGGCCCTGCTACCTGGGGCAAAGTAGCCACCGATGCTTACGACCGACATGAGGCTAATATGATTGTTGGCGAGATCAACTATGGCGGCGCGATGGTCAAGCATGTCATACAGACAGCACGGCCACGCACGCCCTATTCAACCGTCACAGCAACCCGTGGAAAAGCTGTCAGAGCCGAACCGATAAGCGCACTCTACGAACAGGGAAAAATTAGGCATGTTGGCAACTTCCCAGACTTGGAGGAGGAGTTAACCTCATTCAGTACATTGGGATACTTAGGGGAAAACAGCCCAAATAGAGCCGACGCTATGATATGGGCCGTTTCCGCGCTATTTCCTGGCATAGTCAAGCCAAAATCCGAAGGTAAGCCCAAGACACAAATTCACATCCCACAAGGCGTGGGCGCGTGGATGAGTTAATATTGTGTGTATTTTTAAATGGGTATAGAGATTGAAAGCGACATGACAATAAAAGTAGATTTATTTAAACAATTTAACATTGAAAATGGCTTAGAAGTTACGCGCTTACAGGTACAGCATAATTTAAAAGTTGTTATATATGATTTTTATGAAGATAAGATTACTTTTGATGAATTAAATAAGGCTTTTATAGATATTATTGAAAGGCTAAAAGAATAAAACAAGCCTAAAACACAAATTCACATCACACAAGGGGCCGCGCGTGGATGAGTTAATAAAACTAAATATTATATTTGGTCATGTTGATTTTAAAATTCGGTATTTTGTTTATGGTGATGATATTAAAAGCATTTGCAAAAAAACAACATACAACAGAAATAATGAAATTGTGAAAATAGAAGAAAGCGAAGGAATAGTCCTAAAAAATGGAGCAGAAATGATGCCGCTATTCAAATAATTAACTTTCAGTAAAGTGTCCGAACATGCGGAAAAATTACAGTGTCACGCAGCAGCGAGAACCCAATGAAAAACGAAACCGACAAAAAGCTGATTGAGATAGCCCACAAGCGTTTCAAACAGGCTACAGACGTTGAAAACGACGAAAACATCTTGCGGGTTGAGGATAAGAAATTCGTGCGCCTGGGCGAGCAATGGCCTGAAGAAGTCAAACGGGATAGAAACCACCCAGGATCCGAGCGGCCAATGCTCACGATTAACCGTCTGCTTCAGTTCAGGAACCAGATAGCTAACGAGATAAGGGAGAATACGCCCACGGTCAAGGTAAGGCCAGCGGATGACGATTCCGACATTAAGACCGCAGACATCTTTAACGGCTATCTAAGGCACGTCCAGGAAGCCTCTAACGCAGATCAATGCTTTGAGACTGCCGCAGATAACCAGATAGATACGGGGCTAGGCTATTTTCGGCTTATAACCGACTATGCCGCGCCAGATTCATTCGATCAGGATATAAAATTCCAGCGGGTTGTAGATAGCGCGTCAGTAGCCATAGACCCAAGCAGCACCGAACCGGATGGAAGCGATGCAGAATGGGGCTTTGTCTTTGAAGATGTGCTGGTCGATGACTTTAAGGAACGCTGGCCCAATGTTGATGTAACAGGATGGAGTGAACCGGATGAAGCGGGATGGCACAAACAGGACGCTGTTAGGGTAGCTGATTATTATTATCTTGAATCAAAGCCGCGTACGTTTTGCCAGTTACAGGACGGATCAACCGGCTGGAAGGATGAAATAAGCGAGGAAGGTCATCAGTATATTGTCAAAGATCGAGAGTCAACTGAGAAAATCTGCAAGTGTATAAAGCTAGGTGGAGATCAGGTTTTAGAAAAGTCAGAGCTTAAAACTGAATGGATCCCAATTATTCCTGTATTGGGCTTGGAAACATGGGTCGAAGGTAAAAGGCACCTTCAAGGCTTAACAAGGCCCGCTAAAGACTCACAACGGCTATATAACTACATGGAGTCGGCTAATGCGGAAACCCTGGCACTGGCCCCAAAATCCCCTTATATCGCTGCCGAAGGCCAGCTTGACGGCTATGAACTGGAATGGCAAGTAGCGAACAAGATCAATGTGTCAGTTCTGACTTATAACCCGGTTTCGATTGATGGCACGATGGCACCGCAGCCGCGCCGGGAACCGCCGCCACAAGTCAATACCGGCTTTGAGTCAACGGCCAATAGAACCGCTGAAAACATTAAGGCCGTTATGGGCATTTATGATGCTTCCCTGGGAAACCGAGAGGGCGACCAGTCGGGCCGTGCCATAAACTCACAAATGAAGCAAGCCAGCACAAGCAATTTTCACTTCCAGGCTAATCTAGCGCGTTCAGTTAAGCACGCAGGCCGCATTATAATATCACTCATTCCGTCCATACTGGACACCGCCCGCGTTATTCGCATATTGGGAGAGGATGGCGAGGCCAAGACGGTCAAGATTGATCCGCAAGCGCCTGAAGCTTACAACGAGATTCAGAATCAGGATGGCTCAACGACCGTTGTTTATAATTTGACCAAGGGAAAATATGACGTGGTTGCTGATATTGGGCCGTCATTCGCCACCAAGCGGACGGAAGCAGTCGAGGCCCAACTGCAAATGTGCCAAACCGATCCCACATTGATGCAGATTGCCGGGGATATTATCGTGGGCAATATGGACTGGCCAGGGGCGCAAGAGATAGCCAAGCGCAAAAAAGCCATGCTCCCTCCGCAGATACAGCAGATTATTCAAGCCGATGATGAGGAAGGCAAGCCCAAGATTGACCCGCAGATAGAGCAGCAAATGAACACAATGGCAGACCAGATGCAGCACTTAAGCCAGGAACTTCAAGCGGCCCATGACCAGATCAACAGCGAGGAAGAAAAGCTTGAGATCGACCGTTTTAACGCTCAAACGAAGCGCCTGGAAGTTGATCATAAGATTGCCATGGAAAGCACCGGGCTATTTCATAAAATCGCCATGGATCAGGTAGCACAAACGCTATCAGAGCCAAACGACGGGGAAGCTGAAGACCCGGATAAGGGCAGCGAAGCCAGCGAGAAACCCGCGCAACAACAACCGCAACAACCGCAGCCACAAGCCGCGCAACCCAGTGAACCGATGGAGTAAACAATGAACGCACAAGACGAGGCTTTCTCAAGCCAACCGATGGAATTACCAAAATATTTGCAAGAAGCGTTATATCAATACTCTAAGGAAGTCCTTGCTGATAGAGAGTTTTTTAACTTACAGATTAAATTCAAAAGACATGGCAATTATTATAATACGCACAAACTAGCTGATATTGTAATATCAGACGAAGTAACATCAACCTCTATAGGGCATTAACCTATAAATGCAACCCGCGTAACCCAGTATACCTATGGAGTAAACCATGAGCGCACAAGACGAGGCTTTCTTAAGCCAACCGCAACCCGAACCCGAACAACCTGTAGCCGAAGAACCAGAAGCCACAGCCCCACCAGAGGACGAAACCAATGAACCGGAAGCACCGGAGCCAAAAGAGGAAACAGAACAGGAAAAATACTCTAAGCGTGTACAAAAGCGTATAGACAAAGAAGTCTATGAAAAGAATGAGCTTAAGCGCAGGATTGAAGCCCTTGAAGCGCAGCTAACCGCGCCCAAACAGATTA